GTTTGCTGTGGCATGATTTCTTAGAACTGCAAAATGATCTTGATATCTTCTTTTTGATTCACCGACCTAGTTATTGATGGACGGTTATCGACATATATAATGTTTCCTGAATACTTCTTAGCCTCAGGACCAGCAATCCCACTCACGAAAGATTGCCCAAGGTTATATGTCCTATTATTTATTACAGTCGAAATACCGCTAAACACAGTATCAATACCTAAATTCGAGTTTGTTCCAGAGTCTGGAACGATAGTTAAATTACCAACACCAGAGGGAGTACTTGTAAATTGAAGCAATTCATACCCATATGTAGGGTTTGTAATTGCAGCACCTACAGTAGTAAATCCAGCAAGTGACTTATCTTGCCAATATTTCAAAACTCCAGTATTAGCATCATAACTAATAACTTTACCAACCGCAGTTTTACCTGTTCCTATAGTTTGTCTAATTAAAGTATCTGCAGTAAAGGTAGCAGAACTATAACCAACACCAGTAAGTCTTAAAGCTGGTACAGCACTTGCTTTATCAGAAGTTAATAATGTATTAGTAGTTACTTTTGGATTTTCAACTATACCAACTCTTGCAATTTGGTTTCCAGTAATAAAGTCTGGGTTTTCATTATCATTTTCAATGCGAGAATATAAAAGTACATTAAATGCACCAAGTTCCCTATAAATGTCTGCACCATGACCACCTTCTGGAGGAATAATAACATCAAAAGTAGGAATTTGAGTTCCTGTAGGAACTCCACCTGCAAGTAAATCAACAGAACCATAGGTATATCCTGATCCTTGACTAGTTACAGTCACAGAATCAATTTTATACTCATTATTTACAACAACAGTACACTGAGCACCACTACCATTTCCTTTGATAGGAACATTAGTATATGATGTTGCAGTGTTACCTATTGCAGTTCCTCTATCTGTAACAGTTACTATTTTAATAGAACCATCAACAGCACTATTCCTAACAGAAGATGCATCAGTAGAAATTGCCCAATCTTGAGGGACTGGTAAAAAATCAGTTGATTCAAACTTTACAATATCAGCTGGTTTAATTGTATAAAGATATTTCCAAATATAACCATCACCACTACTACCTGCAGAACGAGGTTCTAGATCAGTAAAAGTGGGTTCATCTAAAGATGGTTTACCATTTGGATTATCAGGATCAGTACCATTCTGTAAACACTCATATACTCTGAAATCACTATTCAAAACATAATAAGATGCAGAATATAAATTAGTTGCTCCAGAGATTTTTGCTCTATTAGAACTACTATAATCACTCCGATACATATCATAAATTGTACCAGAAGTCCAAATTCTTTTCCTTACCACCTGCCTAACATCAGCTGCATTGATTTTCTTCAATGCAATCATAGTATCCCAATAAGAATCTTCTTCTTCAAAGTTATCCTTTGGTGCAGGAGGAGATTCATTCCAATCACTCTGAACATCTGATGGATTTGGTAAACCAATAAAAGAATAATAGGAATTAGTTGTAGCACCAATACCTGCTACAAAATTCTTCGCATTTAATATTCTAATTTGATCTGTTATGATAGCAGACATTGTGAAAAGTTTTTATTTATTTAGAGTAGTTTATGAAGGTATAATAATATCGCCTTTCATGGAAGCATGGGAAGTACACTGGTATTCATAAGTACCAGGTGCATCATGAGGTATTGTAAATACCTGTTCACCCGTTTGAGATCCACTTACATATGTACCAACACCTATTGATGTTCCTTGAAATTGAATCCTAAACGGATGGCCACCCGATGTATTATTAAAGATATAGGTAAATCCTCTTTGTAAGTAAAGAGTTGGATCATTAGTTGTATTTAATACACCAGGTCCAGCAAAACGATAATTAGATGAACCGTCTGCAGTAATATTATATTTAATAGCAAATCCAACATCAGTTCCATCGCCTGTTGTATCGTTACTATGGAAACTACCAGAAGTAGTAACTCCAGTAACACTTACATTAGTAGTGACACCAACTTGAGCAGCATTGACTGTCATACTGTTGGTACAAGAAACTATGCCAGCAGCACTAGCACTGTTGCTGATTACATTTAACTCGTTTACGCCAAAGCTTTTATCTGCCATTGTTCGTTGTTTTTAGGTATTTATTGTAATGATATAGTTATATTACCAGCAACGGAAACATTGCTAGTTTCTATTGTGGTAGGATCTTCGCCACCAGTTTCAGCATCCCATATTATAGATCCTGGACCACCTTGTAAAGAATATGAATCAGTCCACCCACTAGTTGCTGAATTATCCTCTGAACCATAGTAAATATCAGCATCTGGTAGTTGACCAACAATATTGTTTATCCAACCCAGTACATCGTCCCCAGTCCAATGTCTCATAAATTGAAGTTTCGTGGCAATTATACCTGCAGCCGTTGGACATGCAGAACTAGTTCCACCAAATAAAGCATCTTCAGATGTTGAAGATGTTGTAGAATCTATAACATATGTTGAATCAAAACGATTATATCTAGTACCATAATTAGTAGACGCTGCTAATGTATTTTTACCTGGAGAATAAAAACGAATAAGATTACCCATATTACTATAAACTGCTCTTCTTTCTTTATTAGGAACTCCTGTATAGTCTTCATCTAATGCACCCACTGGTATTGTACGATATCTAGTAACACCATTCTCAGTTTTCTTTCCAATTTGACCAGGAAAACCTTGACGATTGATAGTATTGGACATTGCAAATCCATATACAGTCGCAGTTGCACTTGCTAAAGCAGTATTATTACTAGCAGACCAATAATTATCATAATCTAAGTGATCAGCTTCAACTAATTTCTGTCTAGTATTTCCTGCAGAGCATACAAATATAACACCTGCTTCGACCATTTCATCACCAGCAGTTACCATACTATTAGATTGATATTCTCCTCTAATAGCTGATTGATAAAAATTGTTCATAAATGCAGGTTTAGTACTATATGATACTCCACCTGTACCATCAGTTCCTGTACGATAATAATAGTAACCACTACTATTAATTGATTTACGATAACCCCAACTATTAGATGTTACTGTTGGATCTTTAGTTCCATACTTTGAATTAGTTGGTTTATTCTGATGGAATAATTTTAATATATCAAAAAATTCTTCTGTATCAATTGAACTTGTTCCAATTACATTTGCAAACCATTTATTGGAATTAAAAGCCCAACCGTATTGTCTTCCATATGTTTGTGACATACATGGTGTTGCATGGTAATCGGATGATGTACCTGCAGGGTCATTAGTATTAGATCCATTACAATTTGCTCTTGTATAACTTGTAGTAATCGTACTAACTGTTCCTATACTAGAAAATGCAGCAGATCTTTGAGAAGAATTAGACCACCATAGTCTTGCTACAGATTCTACAGGAACCCTAGTACCATCCCAACGTAATGTTAATCTACTACCAGGATTTGCATTAAACCAATCAGGATCAATATAATAAGGAGCATCTAATACTAGATCTAAAACATCACAAGAACCAGTAGTTGTATATTGTGAATATCCAGCTTTTAATGCATTAGTACCTCTATACTTTTCAGGACCACCCAAATTACCTTGAAATTCAATATGACCAAACCATGCTCTAGTATCAGCAACTACAACATCAACATCTGATCCATCACCATAATATTGAAGTCTATTATTTAAAGCATCATTAATTGTTGAATATTCCCAAGGATCTTCTTTGGTGTTAAGTCTTAATAATTGATATCCAGCCCTATTTTTATCAGAAGAATCTGGAGATGCAGGTAAGTCAGGATTTATATTTCTATAATTTTTTACAGTAGAATCATATCTGTAGTTTTTTACAGCATCTAATATTTCAATAGGATCTGGTTTATACGTACCTGCATATCTGGTAACATCAATAGTTACATATGAAACTTTAGCATGATTTCTAAGATCAACTGCTTCTGCATCAGTTAATTCGTATACTGCTCTAGTTTGACTATGTACTTTTTCGTCAGTTACTGTGACAGCATCATCAGGAACATTAGTTTCAGAAGTACCGCTTTGTTTTAGTAAATTATCAATAAATTGCCAATCTGCAGCATTTGCACAACCAACAGAGTAAGCCTTCTTACCAGATGAAGGCTCTTTAGGAAGAGTATCCTTATAATCCGCAAAATCCATTTACTTCATCGTCTCCCTAGTGAATCTATATGTGGTCAGTCCACTAATTCCAGCTCTTGGAGTAACCTCTAATAGAACTGCTCCACCAGTAATTGTTGCCCCAATAGAAACTAAAAGATTACCATTATACATTACCGCATATTCATTTGAGAATGCAGTAGTACCATTTTGCATAACAAGAACTTTTTCTGTCTGACTATTTGTAGTTTCTTCAAGATGTAATGTATACTCAGCAGTTTTGAAATTATTAGATGCTATAGTGAAAGTATCTACCGTATGTGCTATACCAGCAGATGCAATAAAGGTTCCAAATCCTGTCGAAACACCATATCTAGAATTAACTTCTAAAGTAGTTGTACTAGTAACACCTGAAACAGAAACACCTGTACCATTAGCAAACCCAACAGTAATATTTGGAGTACCAGTCAATCCACCAGAAGTTCCTGAAACATTACCAGTAACATTACCAGTAAGATCACCAATTACTCCACCAGTTGCAGTCGTAACACCAGAAACCACCATTGTGGCAGGAGTTAAGTTATTAGGAGTAGTTCCTGTTACAGTAACAGCAGCACCAGAAATAGCACTAACCGATAAACTATCACCAAAATCAATTGTTCCTGCAGTACCAACTAGACTTCCAGCATCCTTAATAACAATTCCAGTACCAGATGCCGTTACACCTGTAAGTCCTGCTCCATCTCCTACAAATTTAGCAGCAGTTATAGTAGATGAGGCAGATACAACCGCAACACTGATATTGGGAGTACCACTTAATCCATAAGCAGTTGCAGCAGCAGTTGCTGTAGATGCAGTACCAATTAAACTATAAGCAGTAGTTGCTGCACCTGCTGTACTTGCTGTTCCTGTAAGATTACCAGTAACGTTACCAATAAAAGTAGTAGCCGTCACAATACCAGTAAATTTACCATCTCCAGTAACCGTTAAAGCACTTGTTGATGTGGTTGTTCCAACTCCAACATTTGATGTTGTGTTTATACCAGTAACATTCTTTTGAAAATATCCTTGTGCTCCACCAGATGCAGAACTTATAGTTATAGTCCCAGTTGAACCACTAATAGTAAGTCCAGCACCAGCAGTAACTGAGGTAACAATATTTGATAAAGCAGCACCACTACCATGAATAGTAGCACCAGTAATAGATCCAACACCCGTAATTGCACCACCTGCAGTTATATTAGATCCTGCAACAAAACTGCCAGAAGTAGTAACTCCAGTTATTTTTAAATTTCTTGCTAAAACACTTCCATCAGTGCCTTTGAAAGTAACCGCAGCTCCAACTGAAGTAATACCTGCAGGTGAAAATACAGCACCAGATGAATCAACTTTGAACCATGTATTAACTACATTTCCATCATTAATATAAAGAGCATTATTGTTAAAATTACTTATTTCATTTCCAAGTGAAGTATTATGTGTAATCTCAAAATCATTACTTGATCCATAATATGCAGATTTATCATCAGGAAGACTTATATTACCATCTACCGTAAGTTTTTCAGTTGCTGTTGTGGTTCCAATACCTACGTTTCTTGTGGTATGAATACCAGTGTCATTCTGTGGCCAAACCGCAGAAGTGAAATTTAAAACATTTCCATTACCAAAATAATCATAAAGTTCATCAAAGTTACTGTTAATTTTAACAGCACCAGCTAACAAGGTATCTCCAGTACCGTCGTTCGGTGTTGTTCCAGTAGTAATGCCTTGTTTAGCCATTATTTCTCTAGTTTTAAGTTATTTAGTATTGTTAATTAAGTATAATCTTGGAATCTCAATCTGCTTGTTCTTTGAATAACAGTAGAAGTTTTAATACCCACATAGCCGTTACGACCATATGCATCAAAGTAATTGTCTGCAGATCTTGAGTGTAAATCAATCCTACCCCAAGTATAATTTCCAAAGAATAAACCAGAGGTAATTATACCAGTGTAACTAACTGTTTCTGCAGTATTATCAAAGGTGAATATAGTAGAATCAAATTTATCATCACCTGCACTAGAGTCCCAATTAACAGTAGAAATTCCACTAATTTTTGCCATTACTCTCTTAACAACAGTTGTTCCTAAACCAACTATTGTGACTGTTTCATTAGTTACTGTATCTGCTCTGTAAATTGAATCTGAGAATACTGTTGTTATACCAAGTATATTTCCAGAATCATCATAAGTTGTTACAGTTTGACCAACACCTACATTACTATCAAATATACTGAAGATATCACCAACTGCTATATTACTTAAAGTAGTAGCAGTTCCTGCAACAGAAGTATCTCTTAAATAAGAATCTGATGGTATATGGAAGTCAAAAATCATCTTATTTTCAGTACCAATTGTAGTTGTACCAAATCCAACAATAACACCATTATCACCATGATAAGAACTTACATTGTTAGTTTCAGTAATAAGAGTTGGTGGTTCAATTAAGATAATTGGTGGAGTGGTTTCTGAGTATTCTGTTCCAGAATTTGTAATAGTAATACCAGTAACAATCCCTGCAGATACTAATGCAGTTGCTGTAGCTTGTGTTCCAGTTGAACTTTGAATAGTAACAAGAGGAACTCCCGTATATCCTACACCAGCATTTGTAACGGTAATTGCATCAACAATTCCTGAAGAATCAACACTTGCAGTAGCAGTTGAACCTACTTTTGCATTTTGAGAAGTAATGGTAACTTTATCTTGGAAAGTTTTGCTACCAGAAGTTTCATTAACAGGATTGAAGAATGGTCGAATAGTATCAACATAGATTGATGTAGAACCAATACCAGCACTCTTGATCATATATGCAGTAGGTTGAATTACTGGTTCATAAAGTTCTCTAGCTTTAGATACTCTCTTTTGGTTAATAACAGTATCTTCAGTTTGCTTACACCAATCAACTGGTCTCAATAGATTTTCATCATTAGTATTACCTGGACCATAGTAAATATTGGTTCCTGCATTATCGATGGAATTGATTTTAGTTACAATCCTCTCATCTTCATCTTGCCAATGTTTTTGTCCAAGTTCAGGATCATAACCAATATCTACATTATCACCAGGTTTTACCGTATCAATAACATCCCTGAAGACAACATCAGCATCACCACTTCCTTTATAGAAAATAATCTTACATGTATCACCTTCTTTAGGTGCTTCTGTAAATGTGATAATACTACCACCTTCAAATATGTAACCTTGACCAGGAACTTGTAGAATATCATTAACAAATACTAAAAGTGTATCTTGAACGTTAATAGGTGATCCTTCTTGTGCTTTAATAGCAAGTGGTTCACCACTAAGGGTCATAGTAAATACCTTTTTCTCATTATCAAATAATGAATCAAGTCTGTCCAAAGATTGGAGCATTCCAATAGACCAACCAGTAAATTTATCAGTAACTTCCTCTTGTATTGTTAATTGGAATTCTTCATATGCAGAAGTTGTTGGAATACCAAGTGGGCCACCAATAGGAACAGTAAGTATTTCATTAACACCATATCCATAACCTTCATCCCTTATAACAAAGGAAATAACACTAGATCCTTGACCAACAACTATATCAGCAGTTGCACTTGTTCCTACACCCGTAACAGAATTGGATGAATACACTAAAGGAATGTTGCTATAAGATAATGGTTCATCAATAAGAACTTCAAATGGTTTATCAACCTTACCACCTCTAGCATAGAAGTGAGGACAAGTAGAAATACCAGTATTAACTTCAAAACTATTATCACTTAATACATTAATTACATCAGCACCATCAAGAGCTGGATCACTCTTACTTGCAGAATTATTCTTTGCTCTTGGTGCAATTATAGATCCCTGAACAGAACCTAATCCAACATAGAATGATGGAACTGTAGAAATACCAATATTAACTTCAAACTTCGTAGCACTAATAACGTTAGTTACTGGAGTTCCATTATAATAAGGATCAGGTTTTCTTGGATATCTGTGGTTAGTTGCATTACCATCTTTTGCACACTTAAATGTTAATGATTCAGTCTCTAATTTGATGCTAGTTCCAGTCTTTAATGTATGAGTACCAATTGTCATAGTCATGATACCAGATACTGCATCATAATCAGCAGCAGATACGTTATGACTTACAATAGGAGATGCACCAACATTAAGACTAAATGTATCAGCAGTTGTAGAAGCAACACTAACTGCAGTATTATGAATAGGATCGGTTATACGTGGATATGAATGCAATGATGCATAATTGTCCATTGAACATCTAAGAACTATTCCGTCAGTTGAAATCCTAACAGTGTCAGATGTTGTTAATCCATGTGCTGTAGATGTGAATGTTATAATTCCAGCAGCAGGATTATAATCAGCAGCAATTGGTGTTAGAGTATTTGTAGATCCAGTTATACTGATACATCCAGAAACAGCCTCTACAAACTGATGTTGATAATTACCACCACTCTTAACAGCACCAGCAGTTGCTGAAACAAAAGTATGTGCATATTGATCATTCGGAGAACCAAAACCAACATCTATTGTAATCTTTCCATCATTTAGAGTAATACCATTTGTAGTTGCTCCAACAAAGGTATGAGCACTTGTATTGGTTGATGGTGTTGAACTTAGAACTTGAATTCTAAAAGTATTAGTAGTCTTATTAGAAATTGCTACCCATTGTCCAGCAATTGGATCAGTCGCTCTTGGGTATGAATGTCCTGTAGCATGATCATCTTTAGCACAAGTAAATGTTAATGAATTGAGTTCAAGTTTAACCTTATCACCGTTAGATAAACCATGAGAAGGCACTGTAAGCGTCATAACACCTGTTGTTGGGTTGTATGAAGCATTTGTTACTGTACTCTTAGTTCCGTCCCCTACAATAGCAACTGAGGTATTATAAGTAGGATCTTCTCCTCTTGGATAGAAGTGAGTTGTAGCACCATTATCCAAACCACATGTAAATGCCAATCCAGTAAATATAACATCCTTATTAACAACTAATCCATGACCACCATTAGTAGTAACGGTCATAATACCAACTACATTATTATAAACAGCAGTTGTAATTCCTAATCGTGGAGAATATGTGCAAGTAAATGCAATACCAGATAATTTTGCTTGATCTCCTACAATCAAACCATGTTTCTCACGAGTAGTAACAGTTGTTATACCAGTAGTATTGTCATATACAACATTATTAACTGTCTTCTGTTTATAGAATATATGAGGATTAGTTACTGCAACTCCAGTTACATGTCCATTAGATACAGTAGCAGTTCCTATCTTAATTAATTTTGCACCACTATTGGTAGCAACACCAACAGATACTGTCTGAACACCTGACCTATAACCAGAACCAGTGTTTCCTATGGAAATAGAACTTATTGTTCCTGCAGTAGATACAACGGCAGTTCCGCCAGCAGCTACTAATGGTTGATATCCAAGACCATTGGTAGATCCAACTGATAAAATTATTCCACCTTTAGGGAATGAGGAAATACCAACATCATTCGTAATAGTACGAGTTGATCCAACAAATGCTAATGTAGTAACACCTACACTTCCTGGTTCATCTAAAACATAATTATTTGTTGCACCAGGATCTTGGAATACATCATTAATTAAAATGATAGCATTATCATCTTTAATTCCGCTTATATTAGATCCACCAGATTTTAAAGTAAAGTTTTGCTTAATAGAATTAAACTCTGAAGAAATATCATCAAAAATATAATTGCTGGCATATGTGTCATTTACTCCTCCTAATGCTCCCGATCTTATGAAGGATCTTCCTTGGAAACTAGAACTTGTAGATATACCTATCCAATCCCTACTATCAGGAGGATTGGTAATAGAACTCATTGGAAGATTTCCATGAGGTGCAGTTACAAAGTTAATTTTGTTACCAATAATATTATAATCACCAGTTACTTTGGTTACTAAAGCACCAGTCGTATAACCAACACTCTGTGTTCCTAACCAAGGTCTCTTGACTCTAATAAAGTTAGTGCTTCCTATACCAACACCTTCTATCTTCATTATTTCATCACCAATCTTTATAAGATCAGCACTAAAGAATGAAGTAATCCCTGTAAACGGTAGTAAATCATTGGTAAAATCAACACTAGCTGCAAGAGTAGTTGTAACTGCAGATGCAACAACTGGGGATTGAATTGCATTATCAATAGCAACAAGTACCTTAGAATTTGAATTTGTAGCTACAAATCTATGAGATGTACCAATACCCACATGAGTTATATTTAAGAACTGTGGTGAAGGTTTTAATGCATTTTCCGCACTTGCTGCTAATTTAATATAATTGTCATCAATTTTAATAACATACAAATCACCTGGCATCTTGTCAGTAGTTCCTATGCCAACAAAATTAGTGGAAGTAATTCCTATTGCTTGAGTTGATGCAGCCCCAGCATGTCTATAGTTTATTTTCTCACCACTAACAAAGAAATGATTTGGTATCTTAACGGTACTACTAGTAACTGAAACAACACCAACACTATTACCAAGGAATTCTTTTTCAAATACTGGATTATTATCATGATTTACTTCAAAGGATCTCTTAACATCACTATGAGTTCCTTTATATGTTCCATATTCTGATTGAATTGCTGAGTTAGTTAAATCTATCTCATCTTTTTGGCCATTATCAAATTTAATAGCATTCATGTAAACATTAACATGAACATTAATATTTGGATTTGGTGTAAATACTAGTTCCGTGTAAGTAACACTACCATTGTTTACATCAAGTCTTGATCCAATAGTTCCTAATCCAGAGTTAGTACGAACAATACCATACTCTAAGTCATAAACATCACCAGTACCTATTGATTCATTATAAGTATCAACAAGCATAACTTCAGACATCTGATACTGATTAGTAGTCTTATCAGTAATTTGAACTATAAAATATGCAGCATCGAATTCATCAGTTACCTCATTTGTTTGAGATTCAAATCTAGCAATAACATTTTCTGTAGGAGTTGCAGAAGATGCAATATTAGTAGTTTTTCCTTCTAATCTTGCATGTCTTAAATCTTCAGTTCCTACTCCAGAAGAATTATCATCACACATTAAAACTTGAATGGTATTAACAATAGATGTTGTTCCAATACCAACAGCAGGTGCAAAATCAACTTTTACTTGAGAACCATCAATATATGCTCTATATGTTCCTAATCCTGGAGTTTCAAATGGATCTAAATCTGTAGAAACTTGTGGATATTCAACAATACTTACATCAGTACCATCATGACATATGTTGAGTTCATCAAACTCAAATTCATTACCAATTATAGTAGTTCCATCCCCACCAGCATCCTTCGTAACACCCACTAAAATCTTGGCTGACCTATATGTACTAGCAAACCCTACAACTGTTTCTGTGACCCCTACAGCAACCTTGTGGCTACTTGAATTAACTAATACTGAACTACCTAAACTCTTATTAGAAACACCTAATAAATTATCATCCAATCTATAAGTTAAAGCTGCAACATCAAAATCATTAATCTCAGTTTTAGTTGGATAGAATAATAATTGTCCCTCAGAACCTGATATAACAAAATCAAATGTTCCCATATCATATACGGTGTCTAATCTACCGTACTGGTTAACATAAGCAAATGTAGTGTCATGGGCAATATCCACAACCATCATTTGTCTTTCTCCAACATATCTTCTATCCTTTACATAAGTAAAGAATTTCATTGATCTTGATTTAGCTATTGGGAAAGTACTGATAACACTAAACTTAGTTGCTCTTGGTACACTATTGAATAATGGTTGTAAATCATCAATAGAAAGAACCCTATTACCAAATGATTCAAAGTAATCAGTTAACTCACCCCTATCAAATATAACTTCATTAGAAGCTAATTGACCATCAATAGATAATGCATTTTCTTTAACAGATGCATAACCATATCTACAGTTAACATCAGCAGTATTCTGTAAATCGGATACAATTTCATACGCAGTTGTATCAGTAGTAAGTCCAACTACCAATTCTTGATTATCCAAACCTATAGATGATTCTAATTGATAATCAGAGAATTTTTTAAATCCTAATGTATGATTCAAACTAGAAACAAGATTATTCCAAGTATCAAAGTCAACTTTTGATTTTAATGAATATGAGAAATTCTGATAATAGAAACTATCTTGAATTTTTTGCTGATTATCATTTATAACTCCTGAATTAGTTTGCCATCCCTTTTCAACTCTAGAAGTTGCATCATATCCCAAGAAAGCATCATATGTAGTAATACTTGTTGGGGTTCCACTTGTTTTAGAAGATTGGCCTTGAATTGCAACTCCAACAACAAAAGAATCACTTGATGAAACTCTTAATGTACCAACTCTCTGATCCCAACTTTCAACAATACCAGAAGATGAATTAGATGTAACAGTTTCGCCAGGAAAGAAGTTCTTACTATCAAAAGTAACATTAAATAATGGGAAAGTTTTTTCTGCAATTATTTGCCCATCAGAATTAACTTTATCAAATTTACCTGGAGTTACTATACTATCACTTATCTCATCACTCATATTATACGAAACAGTACCAAATCCACCAATAGTTGGTGTGATTGATTTTATACTGAATAATTTGTAATCATATGCAGAAGAATTGTATCCAAGACCAGTAGATCCTACACCAACACTAACATTTTCAATTAATACCTTATCACCAAGAGCAAATGGGAAATCTGCAGCATCACTATAAACTGTTCCTAATCCAAGAGTTACATCTTTGGTTATTGTATTAAATCCAACAGTACTAATAGCAACACCATTACTATTTCGAGTTGGAACAATAACTGGAGGAAGATTACTCATTCCTGATGTATTTTTAATAATAGTTACATCAGTATCACCAAGTTGATAATGTAATTCAACTTCGTTTACTTTCTTATTAGTTTTTCCATCAACTATAACTGGTAATGGTGCTATAGTATAACCTCTACCAACAGATGTGATACCAATAGACTTAATGGTAGAAAAATCATCAATTTCTATAATTTGAGGCAATCCAACACTTGGTTGTAATGTTTTGTCCGTAGGGAAATTAAATCCAATATCTTGAATAGTTCCTTTCTTGATTTGACCAATATTTTTACTCTCAACACTTAATATTGCATTAGAACCAAAAGTAGATGTAATTGAAGATATAGTTGGGAATGTGTAATAATTATTTCCAGCATTTTTGATAAGTAAATCACTAATAGGACCAAATGCAGTTGCAGATGATGTTCTATATGATATTACTGATGGAGATGAATATGAAGGTCTTTCAGGAACATCTGCTATAGTATATGTAAAGGTACTAGTTGTTCCTACAGATACTTTATATTCTCCATTATAAACACTTGTTTTAATTTCAAGTTGATTATTTGATATAACATCATAATCACAAATTGCTTGTGTTTTCTCTAAAGGAGGACTACTTTCAAAAACAGGATTTAATTTATAAAATAATTTTTCAGGTGTATTTTTATCTACCTTCAATGTCACTGCAGCATTTGCTGTAATTCCTATTTCACCTATGGTATTAACGGCAAATTCTTTTACTGAAGCATTTTTTTCCCAAATATCAGTAAAATTCTCATCAGTATAGAAATCTAATGTAAATGCAGGATATCTTGTAGATTGTTTAACAAATGATAATGAAGAATCCGCTAAATTAAATGTTATTGTAGAATCTTTATATAATTTTAATGGAGGATTGATAGGTGAAATTGTACCTGTTGCTGTTCCTGTAATATCAACTACAATAGGATTTTCTAACTTAGCATTATAATCTGATGTTGCTAACTTGATGTTATTATCGCCAATTTTAACAACATAGTACATTCCACCCTCAATAAGTCCTCCAGCTGGACTTGCTGCAGTATGAATGACCTTTTGACCAGTTACAAAACCATGATT